AAAAAAGAATCGGGTGAAAGCGCTATTATTGCTGAATCTGTTGAAGTTACAAAGGAAGGTTAGTAGATGGCTCGCAATCCAAAAGTCACTGTTGACGTCGAATTTGGCAAAGTAGACCAAAGAGAAATTGACAAAATTGTCAATGATGTCAGCGGTAAGCTCAAGAATATGGAGCTTGATCCTGGTTGGGCTGAAAAGTTTGAACAGGCTCGACGCAAAGTGTCTGAAATACGAAAAGAAGTTGAAGATGCAAGAAAAGAAAGTGAAAAAACTAGTAATGATTTGAATAGAGCAGAATCTGAAAGTATCAAGCTTCACCAAAAGCTAAAATCTTTGCAAGATGATAGAGCTAAGTTGACTGACAAGACTGCTGATGCTGAAATTCGCAGCTATAAGTTACAAAAAGAATTTGCTGCTCTTCAAGCCAAAGGTTCAAAGAATACAGTCAGGATGGAGCAGATTAAAACAGAGCTGAAGCAAATTGATATGAAAAAAACAGAGAGTCTTGTTAAGCTTGACACTGAAATGCAAGATGTTGCCGGTAAACTTACAGATTCACAAAATGAACGACTTAAATTAACGCAACAACTTAGTGCTCAAACAAATAAGATAAGATCTGCACACAATGATATGGTTGGCACTGAAAAGACACTGTATGGGCTTGAAGCTAATAGGCTGGCTACTCAACAATTAATTGCTAAAGATTTAATGAAAGCTGACAAGTCGCTTAGTGAAGAAGAAGCTTTAGCTCGTGCTAAGAAGATGTTGCCGTTAAATGCTAAGCAGTCTAAATTTGAACAAAAACAATTTGACTTACTCAAGAAAACTAAAAAGTTCCGTAAAAATGAGTTGAAAGAAAAACTGTCAGAGTTAAAGATTCATGACACGATGTTGAAGCAACAAGGTGTTGGTTTTTGGGATAGAAAAAAGATAATGAGAACTGGGCAGGCTGAAGCTAAGAAAGCTTTTAAGGCTGGCGGTAAAGCTGATAAAAAAGGCGGAATTGGCGGAGCTATTGCGGGTGGTGCAAAAGGACAACTAGCGGGTTTGACAAGTGCTATTGGAAGTCTTGCAGGACCGTTGCTTGCTTTAGGTAGTGTTGCTGGTTTCATTATGTTGATGGTAGAATACAATGAAAAAATAATGAAAGCTCGTAAAAGCTTGTTTAAGATGGCTGCTACTGGTACTTCATCGTTTAAGGCATTAGAAAAAGGACAGAAAGTTACTATTGGTCAAGTTGAAGCTTATCGTAAGTCATTATATGGTTTGTTTAATCAAGTTGGAATGACGTATGATGATGCACTTCAAGCTACAGCAGCACTGACTAAGCAAGGTTTTGATTTAAATGTTACAACGAAAGAAGGTCGACAAGAATTTGTAAAGCTTATTGCTAGTATCGAAGATATGGCAACAGTTTCAGGATTGTCGTTTGATGAAATGGCTGGCTATGCAGGAGAACTATCGACAGAATTGAAAGTCGCAACTGAAGAGATACCGTCAACATTCATTGAAATTAGAAAATCGGCAGTTGATGCAGGTGTAATGACGTCTAGATTTTTCTCAGAGACGATGAATGCAGCACAGGGTCTTGCAATTTATGGTACTAGAGTTGAGGATGTAGCTGATGCATTTGCTAAGCTTGTTGCTGGTGTCAAAATGCCGCAAAAGCAGGCTTTGCAATTAGCCGGTAGTTTAATGAATGCTAACGAGACTTTGACATCATCACAGAAGACTATGATTGCTATGGTTGGTGATGCAAAAACAATGCTGGCAAGTCAAAAGAATCTAACTGATGAACAGCTAAGAGTACTGAATGCAGATTATCCAGATCAATTAGAAGCTCAAACTAGATATTTTGAGGCGCTTGATCCAGGCAAGCAACTTGAGTTAAGATTTAGAGCTTTAGCTAAAGTTGCTCCAGATATGTTTAAAGATGTAGATATTTCAGATCCTAAACAGCTAGCTAAAGTGTTATTGACAAATAGAGAGAAATTAGCTGAGATAGGTAAACAGTTTGGGTTTGACAAGAAGCAGCTAATGTTAATTGAACAAGTTGCTCAGGCTGGTAGAAGCATAGTAAATATGCCTGAAGAAATGGCTGATGCTGAGAAAAAAGCTGATAAAGCACGAATGGATGCAAATATAAAGGAGCAGGCTAGAGCTATAGAGATAGGTACTAGAACGATAAAAGACATTATAATGCAGAAAGTTGTTGCGCTAATTGACAATATCTACACATGGTTAGAAACAAAATTGTGGCCGTTTCTTCAAACTGCTCTTGAGTGGATGGGTAAAGATAAAGTTGCTCGTGCACAAGCTTTAATAAGACTTGAAGAACAAATTCAAAAAAATGTCGAGAAAGACAATGTACTTAAGGAGAAAGAATCACAGATATTAGCTAAAAAAACACGCACGTCTAAGGACGAAGAAGAACTCAAAAACATTAGGATTGAGCGAGGACAATTAAGAGCTCAGACTGAGAAGCTTAAAGCGGGCAGAACTATAGCGACTTCAGAAAGATCTGCAGGTGCAACTCTTAGATCAGGAGTTTCTGGTAGACTTCTTTCAGCTGTCGGCGTTGAAACGGCTGAAGCTCAAGAAGCCGGTGTTATGAATGTTGCTCTTGTAGATTCGGAGTTGATTATGCCGTTACAGCGTGCTCTAACAACAGCTTTAGCTGATGGAGTAATTGCCAGAGACTCTAAAGCTTTTAAACTTGCTACAACAGCAGTGTCAATGCTAAAGGCTCATCCTGGACTCACTGAATTATTAGCAAGAGGTGAAAAGGCTCCTTACGAAAATATGATAAGAAGTGCCGGCGGTTTGCACAATGCAAGTGCTGATGATATTGCTAAAATTACAAATTTGTTTAAACAAACTCTGGGTTATGCTAGAGGAGGTTATACTGGAAATGTCGGCATTGGTTCACCTGCTGGGATAGTTCATGGTAAAGAATTTGTATTTGATGCTGACACTACTAGAAAAGCCGGACCTGGTAATTTAACTCAATTGATGACTAGCATTAAGTCGCAACCACCTATGATTCCAGCTAAAACAGTTGGAGCTGCAGCAGCGTCTACTGGTCGTTCAGTTACAAACCAAGTAACAATCAATATCAATCAACGCGACAGACAAGAGATTGAGCAGATAGTTTACAAAGTTCTATATGATCAAAAAGGGAATGAAGTCTAATGCCGGCATTTACTAGCGCAATAACTGGCTTAAATAACGGACTTAATGCAATTACTGATCTTAATAATCGCATAAAAGACTGGCAGAGTAGACAAGCTATTGGCAGTCAATTACTATCTTCAGGCACAGTTGTTAACAAGAAAGCCATTATTTGGCAAGTTCAAGGTTTGCCTGAAAGACTTAGTGTTCCGGATTTGACAATGAAAATCAATCCACGTAATCTAGATAACAGCTATTCACAATTAATAAACAGAAAGCGCACGCTTGGTGGTTTTATAGAAGAGCATTGGGGTGAGCAGCTGGATTCATCGTCGGCTTCAGGAACTACTGGTGAATTTTTTGGTGAGTTTGGTCTTACTAATACAATGAGAAGAGACACTGAGGCGTTTAAGAAATTCGAAGAACTTGTTACTATTTACAGAAATAATGGTTCTGTATATGATGATCACACGGGTCAAATTGTAGCTCAGGGTTTTGTAATAATGCATTACGATTCTGCAATCTATCAAGGTTTTTTTGAATCACTGAATATTGTAGAATCATCTCAGAAACCCTATTGTCTTGATTATGATTTTTCATTCAAAGTCACTAGTGAGATCTATCCCAGTCGTATGCAATCATTCCAAGATGTTACAACTGTTCCGCGACCCGGTGCTCCAATAAATGATACTGTCACTATGGATATTACGACTACTTCTGAAACAGCAGGTAGAGTATGATTAATATTTTAGGTGTAAAACTGGCTGCTAAGCCGATGTTTTTTGAACTTGATATAGATCAACCGCCGCCAGTGTTAATTTTGGCTATAAATCCGCAAGAGTTTAGCAAGTCTTTAACGAAGAAAGTTACACAAAGCAAGAATAGAAGTTCATACATCTATAATTTTGCGTTTGATGAATTAGACACAATGACTTGCTCTGGAACAGCTGCAATGTTCTACAACGTGAATGGTTTAACAGTTGAATCTAGACGTGACACTTTAGGGTTTAGAAATTTGAGAAGTTTAGTTCAGATTTATCGTAATAACGGCAGAAATTATGTTTCAAGACCTCAAAATGATCGGCCGTTAGTCACTAGCAACGTGGGCTTGATTAAAACTGTCGGTCGAGTGATCATATCTTATGATGATGTAATTTATCGAGGGTCATTTGATTCTATGAACATTGGTGAAAATGATGCAAAACCATTTAATTTGACGTTCAGTTTTCAGTTTACAGTGAGTAATACTATTGATACGAGGAATGGATGAGTCGAAAGAATTTATATAAGCAACCGACAGTCAATGCTGTCGCTCCAGATGCTATAATTTACATAGATCAGGGCACAGGCAAGAAAAAGCGCACTATAACGCTTAAGACTATTGATGATGCTGGTGAAATAAAAGATAAAGAAGTAGATATTATGCAATTTGTTTCAACAATTTCTACTTCTAAAGGCATTGATAAAGTGCCGAGTGATGCATCAATAACACTTAGATCTCCAAAGCACTTTATGTATCAGATTTATGGCAGTTTGAAGAATTCATTATCAACGATGCAAGAGATTGAGATATACATGAAGGGTAGATTTTTACTAGACAACGAGCCTCAGTATTATCCTGCGTTTTGGGGAGTAATAAGTAATTTGTCTGAATCAGAAGCTCCCGGTGATTTGTTGACTGTGACAGTTTCTTGTCAAGATATGATGCGTTGGTTAGCTGTAACTAAAGTTAATGTTCAACCGTCAGCACTTAATGCTCGTATTGCTGATGATCCAACTGCAAATGTTCCTCAAGAGCAAGTTGATCCCGGTGTTAAAGTACATCCGTTTAGTTCATTATTTGTTGGTTTGAGTACACCGGGAATTATTCGTGAATTGTTTAATGCATCAACAAGTGCAGGATTTTTATCTACTCAAAACGTGACAAATCGAGGGTCTGTTGTTCAGAATGGTACTGAGACTGTAGTGATTGACAATTTAGCTCCTCAAGAGTCTCAATTAATTGACAAATGGCAGATAACTTTTGATACATTGTCTTCTGCATTATTTATTTATGGATATGAAAGTGAAAGTTCAACATTGACTGCACAGAATATTAGAGATGTGATGCTGAATACTGATGCTTATAGCTATATTTATGGTTTTGCTGATGCAACTAATGCAACAGGTGAGATTATTAAGAAGCCGTTGATAGATCTTACAAAAATGTTTGCACAAGGTGCAGAGGCTTTTAATACACAGACACCACCGACGTTTGCATCAAATTTTCAAGATAGATTAGCTATAGCCTTAGAAGTTAAAGATCAAGTTCAACTTGAATTTTATCAAGACACAGACGGTACTATTGTATTGAAGCCGCAGTTTTTCAATATGGATACACGACAAAATGCAATATGTGTTATTGATGATATTGACATATTAAATTTCAATGAAATTGAAGACGAAAGTTCAGTCATTACTCGGGTAGATGTTTCTGGAGTTATCGTAAGCGGTATGACAACAGGTAGTCCGCAAGAAGCTAATACTCAATATGGATTTGCCATTGATTATGACAAAATGTCTAAGTACGGCTTAAGAGTGTCAAACAGATCAAATAATTGGATTACATCATCAGATTTTGCGTATCAATATGCAGCTAGAGAGTTGGCTAGACAGAATAGTTTGATTACAAATGGCTCATTGACTATTCAAGGTCGGCCAGAATTGAAATTAGGATATCCAGTGTTCATAACTAGTAGAGACATGTTTGCATATGTCACTGCTATAGAACATTCATTTACTTTTGGTAGTTCATTTGAAACTACTCTTACATTAACAGCATTTAGAAAACGTCGGTATGACAATCAAGGTGAGATATTGAAGAATTTGTTGGTACAAACTGATGGTTCAAAACCGACACAGACTGATAGCAAGGGTAGTGATGTTTTATTAGATGCAGATAATCCAATGAAGAATGTGTCTAGACTTTGCGATCCTGAATCTGTAGCTGCTTTTATTGCACGTAGACCTAATTATAGACTTAAGTCGTTAGATAGCATTATGCAATATCAAGGCACATTCAAATATATTAGAGGTGAAGAGAAAAAGACATACGATCCAAGAATCTATCAACAAGTCACTGACAATGAAGGGTACGATCTAATAGGAAATGGTTATCCGTTTGCTAAAGACTTGATACTTACGGAAGATTTTCGTATCATTATTAAAGGGCAAACTACTAGTAGCGGTAATCCGTCTGAACTGGCGTTAAACATGTCAGTTAAATCTGATACCGGTGTTGAAAGTCCGACATTGCGATTCCAGCAGCCATTGACGTTAGATCAAGTTGAAGAAGCAAAAACTGTTAGAGCTCGAGCAGCTATTGTTGACATACCGTTGAATATGGAGCCTGCACAATCACAAACTGAAATTGACTGGTCTAAATTAACTAATTTGGAAACACTTAGACGCAGATGGGTTCCTGAATAATGTGAGGAGCACTTATGGCAATAAAAGCTCGCATTGTAAAAAGAGATGATCCGACATTCAATCAGCATGTTGATTTTTACAAGTTCTTGCAAATTGGTAAGATCATGCGTGTTGATAATGAAAGACAAGTTGTTGATATACAGTTTCAGACTAATCCAGTTTTGTCAAAAAATATTCCAGTTGCTAATCCATTCTCTACAGGTAGAGCTTTTATTGGCGGTATGCCCGAAGTAGGCTCTATGGTTATTTGCGGTTACATTAAGCTTACAAACAATATAGGCATGCCGATGATTTTGGCATATCTTAATACTGAATACTATCATGCTTTGAATTATATTTATTCAATGGGAAAAGCTGAAGAACTAGATAGCATCGCATCAATTCAAGATAAAGTCGGTTATGGCGTTCGTAGGTTAAAAAGACGCAAGTTGTATCCTGGCGATGTGGGACTTGAATCTACTCAAGGGTCTGAGTTAGTGCTTGATGATAATGTCTTATTGAGCGACTCTAAACTTAACGGTATATCAATCTCAAGTGCTGATCGCACAATCTTAAGTAATTCTATAAACAACAATGTGTACACTGGCGCTGCTAGAGTCTTAAATGGTTTAGTGACGAGACAAAATTCAGTGTCAGTAACACCCGTGACAATGGAAAATGGTCAACTTCTCTACATAGTCACTTCAGATGGTCGAACTTTAGATGAAAATGGTCAAGCATTTACTGAAGTACGAACAGAAGTTAGAGAACTTGCAAATGCAGTGCTTGATGTAGTTGAATCATACGATGATGTAGATTTTGCAGACGCTACTTCTAAGGGTTCGTTGCTTGTTACTCAGCTTTTAGGAACTTTGGTGGGGAATGAAAAAACTGTGATTGAGAAATACGGAAGAGTGCTTCGTCCACAGATTTTTGTGGGCGACTCTGGTCAAATTGTAGTTGATGATATTGTGTGTAAGCCAGATGAATATTTCAATCTTGCTTCTGCTTATCGATTAGCATTTGGTAATGGTACAAAGTTCGATGTTGACAAAGAAGGGCATGTGTTTATACATCTATCAGCATCATCAGCTGTTCATCCGCTTGGTGCCGGTAGATCACTGGAGTTTGCTTCGGATGGTAGCATAAAATTAGCAATCGGTAAGACTAATGTCGGCGAAAGATCTCTCGAACTTGACACTACTGGAAAAGTTAAGCTTCATTTTGGATTTGATTCAGATACAATGACTAGCTGCGAATGGTCTTTAGATAGAGCAATCAACATTATTGTCAACGGTGCTGATAAAAATGGGTTTGCAAAGCATGAAGAGTATTTTGGTCATGTGTATGAGACTGTTCATGGTGATAAGACAATTGATGTTGACGGTTCAATTAACGTCATTATTAAGGGCAAGCATCAAGAGAATATTCTAGGATCAAAAATTGAGAATTATGTCAATGACAAGATGACTAATTATGGTGGCGATTATCAAGAAATTGTAACGAAATCACGACAAAGCAAGTACGGTGAAGGTCATGTCACTGATATCTCTCTTAATGGTGATGAGCTTAATATTACTGAAGGTGACAAGAAAGAGTCGCTGACACTTGGCAACAAAGAAGTTACAATAACTGCAGGTGATAGCAAAGAAAAACTGATGCTTGGTGATCATACTGTTGATTTGACATCAGGCAATTTAGAAGAGTCATTATTGAACGGTAATCGTGAAACAAAAATTACTGCCGGTGATCATGTAGTTGAAGTGTCATCAGGAAATATTACAGAAAAAGTAACATTGGGAGATAGTAAAGAAGAAGTAGGAACGGGTAATAAATCTATAACAATTAAAATGGGCGATTTTGAAGTTAAAATTACAACTGGAAACATCACGATACAGACAACAACAGGAACTGTCGATGTGAAGTCAGCAACTCAGAAAGTAACTGTAAATGGCATGATGAGTGTTGATGTGATTAGTGGAACGCAAGTAAATGTAAAAGCACCCATGGTAAATATAGGACAAAGTCCAGTCAAGGGCGGAATCGTGACCGGTCTGCCGCTCCCTAGTCACTATGATTATATTACGGGAGTTCCGCTTTTGACATCAATGACAGTAAAGTCTGCAATGTAAGGTGGTTTAGACATGCCGCTAGTGGGTCCATTATTGGGAGGTTTGATTCAAACTCAAATGACTGCGATGGGTTTGACGGGCAGTAGTTCAGCATCGTTAGCTCAAGCTGTAGGCAATGGTGTTGTCAATTCAATATTAGCCAGTGCTGTTTATACTGGAACTTCTACTGGTCTAGGCATCGGTGCCGGAGTTTCAACAGGTAAATTACTTGGGACTGCAATAGTCGGACCCTCTGTTGGTGCTTTAATTTTTGCGCAAATGGGTTTATTAGGATTGGCTGGTTCAAGTGCAATATCATTGGCTAATGCTGTGGGCAATGCAGTTGCAATACACTTGGCAGCTGCAATTGTACAAGGTGCTTCGACTGTTGTTGGTGTCGGTTCTGGTACTGGAGTTATAGTTGGAGTTGTTGGGCCGTCTGTAGGATCTATGATTTTATTACAAATGACAGCCATGGGTCTTACAGGTCAAAATTCAGCACAACTTGCAAATGCAATTGGCATGGGAGTAGCATTGGCAATACAAGCTTCAACAGTAACTACTGCTATAACAGGTGTTGTTATCGGTACAGTGCCGCCTGCATTTCCACCGATCCCAAGCATAGGAATTGACACTGGGCGACTAGTTTAACATTGATTGATAACCAGTCCTTTATTCGGTTCTATCATTGGTGAACTTAATAAAGGAGAAAGCGGTGTCTAAAAAGTCTAAAGCATCGAGAGTGCTTACTGGCGAGCATAAAGACAAAATATCTATAGGTATGAAAAAGTACTTTGAACAACATCCTGAAAAAGTACCGTGTCGACTAAATCATTATTTAGCTCAAAAAATTATAGAAGAATATCAATTATCTAATATTAGAGCTCTTGCAAGGAAGCACAATTTATCTAGATATGTTATTAAAGCTATTTTATCACAAGCTTGCATAAAATTAAAAACTGATAAAGAAGTGCGACAACAACAAGGTGCGAAAGTAAAAACAAACAACAACAAAGATCTTTTTGAATCTGATGTTGCTAAAAAAATCATAGAAGAATATCAATTACCTTTTCATAATACACGAACGCTTAGAAACAAATATAAAGTATCACGAAAAAAAATAACAAAAATACTTAAAAATGCTAATGTAAGATTAAAGCATCATAATGAAACACAACGAGCTCGTCGCATACAAAAATTGTTTGAATCTGAAAAAGGTAAAAAGATAATAGAAGAATATCAATTGCTGGGCAATGGACTTGTGTATCTTCAGAAAAAGTATAGAATTAAAACAGGGTCAATTAAAAAGATACTTAGATTAGCAAATGTTAAGATAAAGACGTTTAATGATGTTTGGTGTGAACAAATTTCATTAGGACGTCACATTGGCAAAAATAATCACATGTATGGAAAAGTACCTCCGATAGGTGCAGGCAGATGCAAATGGTATTGTTACAATGATGTAGCATATCAAGGAAAATATGAATTTAGATTTGGTTTATGGTTAATACATCAAAATATAAAGTTTTATTGTCATGAACATGTAAGACAGTTTCATTATCAATTAAATGGCGTAGATCGTGTTTATAATCCCGATTTTTATTTGATTGATGATGATGTTTTTGTTGAGATAAAGGGATATTTTACAGAAGAGGCTAGAAGAAAAATGGATATTGTAAAAGAAATGTACCCTAATGAAAAAATTGAAATATACAACAAAGACAAATTAAAGGAGTTGGGAGTACTGGATATTGATAAAAAATTGAATATTAAACTTTGTGCGTATGAAAGTTAATGTTAGTGTAGGCATTGATACAGGTAAGCTAGTATAGGAGAATTCATGGCGAGCTTGACTGAAAGAGATCGTGGTTTACTGATCAACAAAATTACTGATCTGCAGAACAGTAATGCTCAGTTGCAAGACGGAATAGAGACTGATTTACGTGAAGTGAATGATTTGACGTTGTTTGATATACCGTATAAGAAGAATTTGGATGAGAAGCATTACAACATTTATGCGTATGAAGAAGAATGGCGATTGATGACAGGCAGAACTGTTATTGGTCCTGTTCAAGAAGATGCATTTTGGATTACGGCTCCAGAAAGTAATGTTGTTCTTCAGATTAGAGATGGTAGGTTTATAGCTTGGAAAAATACAGTTGAGATGATCAATATACCGATAATACCGTATAGAGGGTATGTTGTCGGTAGTGCTTGCGGACCTAATTTTGATATTTGGACACGTGATAGATATGGTTCATCAACATCAGCGCCTAACGTACCACAGTCATACAGACTTCATGAAGGAAATAACAAATTCAAAGCAATCATAAACGGTGTGACCTATGAAGTCAACATTTTTGATAATGATACAATTCAAGCAAACAACGGTATTCTCATAGTTGATCCGTATGTTCTTTCTTCTAGTATAGGTCAGGCTTTTAGTAATGTTCGTGTCAATGATGTCGCAGTGCTAGATAATGTGCAATGTCTGTACAATCCTATTAGACAGACATTCACTTTAATTTCTAACACAGTTGGACCAACATCAACTGTTCAAGTCATAACTACTGCGCCGGATGAAATTGCTTACTTGATGAAGTTTGACAATCAGACTATGGTACCCGGTAGATATGCAAACAATAAGTTGAAAGTTTCTATTGACGGCGAAATTCAGACCATTGAGCTTATATTTGACGTTAGAATACCTATCTATAGTCCTGTGCTTGGTTATGCTCTAGATGATTTTAGTGCTGATTGGCGTTGGGATTTTAGTAAAGGACCGATGTTTCCAGCACAAGCTGACAATGGTCGCAAAATTGCATCAATGATACAAAACAAATTGCGTGAACATTCTAATGGGTATCAAAAGTCTGAGTGCTTCTTTTACACAGATAGTGATAAGTTCGTTGTTTATTCTGGAACATTTGGGCCGACGTCATCAGTCGATATTTTACCAGCTGATGACACATTGAGAGATTTGGCGCCATTTATTGGCATGAATGGCATAACTGAGTCTAGAAAAAATGAAGTCGCGTACACAACATTAGCTGACTTGTTCAGCTATTTGAATTCTTATACAAACTTAGCTTGCACATTGTTACAGAATCCAACAAGAAGCTGCTATTCATTACTTTCTTTAGTGAGAAATATATCACTATCGGCGCAAAATTTTAAGCTACAAACGACAAATGAATATGACAGAGCTAGTTTAGAACAGTCAAGACTGTATAGTAGCAAGCTAACTGTTGATGATACTAACAACAAAATTGACTTAAATGAAGGTAACGGTGAGATCGTTAGACTTATACCTCATGGCGATTATTCAGAATTTGATTTGGCAAGCACAATACAGGATGCTTTGAATGTCGGTGCTGTTACATATACTGTGACATATAAACAGTCAACAAAAGTTTTCAAGATTCAAGCATCTACAAGTGTGACTATGCTGTTTAACACTGGTTTGAATAAACCGCATGCCATTACTACTTACATTGGTTTTACTAACACTAGTAATCAATCAGGCACATCATTTACTGGAAATTCAGTGTCATTTGCTGGCATCGATTTTTTTAGCATGGCTGAAATACCTCAGTTAGTTCCAAAGAGCTATTTTAACAACTTGCCGCCGTATTACATGGATCGCTCAATGGGTGAGTTGAATTGGTTGAATGTATTATTGATTTTACTTGGGGCTGAGAATAATCCCGGGTCTGATGTTCTGAGTTTGCTCGAGAATCAAACTAGTTTTAACAATGAAGCTTATCTGAATCAATGGGAAGCTATTGCAGCATTAGAACTGCAAGCTGAAATAGATCAACATGAAGCTTTGCGACAAGAGATTGAGTTATATAGTCGAATAAGTACATCAGATACAAATTACTTGCAAAAAGTTGCAGCACTAAATAATAGTGTTGCTAATATAAATAGCTTACAATCTTTTGCAGCACATGCTAGCATATTGAATCTAAGACAATCTTCATCTGTGTTTGCTTACGGTGTCGATTTTGAAGAATCTTATGATGGTATTGGCACATTTCCTGATCCTCTAGTGCATATACCACCATTACCAAAGCATTATCCGTTAGGAATTACTATACCGGTGGTTAATGATGATCGTATTTATGATCAACCTTCACCTGAATTTAGATATGCTGACAATAAATACATTCCGATGCATGCAATAGCTCCGCTCTATAATAGCAATGCAACCTTTAACTTGTTCAAGCAGTTAGCATTTAGTATTCAGAGTAATAAAGTTGCAATGCCGGGTTATGCTATTTCTGGTGTGGATAGTGATGATTTATTCACAATAAGCCAATCTAGTGACACAGCTGCCACAATGCTTTCTACGACTGCTCACCCTTATGATTTGTCAGTAGCTGATGTAATTACAGTTTCAGTTGATGGGACTACATCTCAAACGTCGACAGTGATTGCTAATTCAGCTTATGTTCTTGGGACTGATGATTTGTCTGACGGTGTTTTTACTATAACGCCAAATAATGACACTGTTGATTATTATGACGGTGCTGATCATAGTATTGTCTTATCTAGTAACATTTACAAAGGACCGGCATTCCGTACAGAACTAGAGTCAAAGCTACAAGCAGAGTCTCCGGGAACTAACTTTACTGTTGGTTGGGCTGCTGATCAGATTACTATAAACGCTACTTCTCATGAAATTGCTATTTTGAATGAAAATTCGTCAATAGTTAATCGTTCAGGACCGGGACCGTATGTCATTGAGCTTCAAGCATTAAGAGTTCACGCGGCAATTGAATACGTTTCTGACTGTACTAGAGTTAGAAATGTTACAAAAGCAGAGACATATACGATTCTTTCTTTTGGCGGTGTCGGTAATGAAGATCGTATTTTTGCGCAAGCAGTAACTTATCCTAGTCTCACTGATGTTTTTGAAGTAGATTACAAGTTTACGGTGACTACAGTTCAATATAAGTTTGTGTCAGGACCGAATGCAAGTGTTTCTGCTGGTAAAATGATGGGATTTATGTCTGATGTTTCAGGTTTATTAGTTACTGGTGCTGTCAGAAATGTTTATGTACAGACTAACATCAATAATGATTTCAGTGTAGCTATAAATGGAGCACCTTCAGGACTATTAGCAATATCTCAAGGCAATTATACTGATATAAGTATAGCTTCAGCTTTACAGACTAGTATAAATACAGCGCTTGGTTCAGTTGTTGCTGTTTCAGTCATTGCGTCTAAGATAAATGTATCAACAATAATACGCGGTACAGGTTCATCTATCAGCAAAACTATTGGAGTTCATGATTTACTTAGGTCAGTGTATTTGTCATCAGCTGTGCCGGTAGCTGGTTCCGGAGATGTTGCTGACATAACTCATGTTACATCTGTTGAGGTTGCTAATAAGATTTCTTCATCATTTGTTGGACTCATTGGCAGTAGTGAAAGTAATAAAGTTCGTGCGACTACTGCATCTACATTAGGCCAACTCAGCTCAATTGGGTTTGTTCTCAATCCATTTGCTTTAACAGTTGGATTATTAGATCATCCCAGAGGACAAGAGCAAGATAATAAGCTTTGTGTCACTGTTGACGGTGTAGATGCTGTGATTAGTTTAGCAACTAGTAGCTCACAAATAGCTGGTAGTCTTGTTGCAGCTGACATGCAAACAAAACTTAGAGCAGTCGGTTCTGGCGGATTTGTAAATTCGAAAGCATTTTATAACTCATTTGATGCACCACATCAGTTCAAGCTTGTTTCAGGCTCACTTGGTGTTTTGTCAACAGTTTTTGTTACTCAGACTACAATAGTTGTTAACGCTACAAACAATAAGATTGATTTTGAAGAAACAACAGCAGTGCAACTGACTGCCACTGTAGCAAGCGGATTATACAACGGATTGACGTTGTCAACAGCTATTAGAGATGCTCTTAATGCTGCTCCTGGTCATGCGTCTTTTTATTCTGTGTCATTTAATACAATAACTAAACAAATGACGCTTACATCTGACGGCTCGGGCGGCGACGGTCTCTTCACTTTGCGATTTGGCACTGGCACAAATATATTACAGTCAATAGCAACTACTATAGGTTTTTACAAAGTTGACAGAACTGGTGGTCTTTTTTATGCTAGTGATGCTGTTGTTAAGCTTCAGCAAGCGTTTTTTGAACTGAATTTTGATGTGCAGACTAATCAGCCCGGTCATACTATTTATGACTCTAGATTGACATTGACAGATGTTGATATAACAAGCACTGTGTATTGGGGCGTAGGATTATCAGTTGACGATTTCAATTACGTGTTTGCTAATTATCCGACAGTTAAGTCTTTGATAGATGCTTTAAGAGTTGAACAACTGGACTACACCATTAATGTACAGTCTGAATTGTGGTCTAGGTATCCTGAAAAATATATTGTATATGACGACGATGAATTTAAAGTCAAGATTGGCTCTGGAGCAACACAAACTGTTGTATTTGTAATGACAAGCGGTCAGTCGTTTTCTAATAGTGATCCTGATGAAGTTGCTAGTATTAGTGACACTTTGACATTGTCATTGAATGGCGAAACTAACAAAACTGTGACAATGCCTATTGCCACAATAAACGGTGAACATACAGCATATATGATTCAAATGCTTGTTAGAGTTTTGATTGCTGATAACGTTGAAAATCAGCCGGCTTATACTAATTTCACTTGCACTTATCAAGGCAGTAAGTACTACTTAGTTTCGGGTACACTTGGCACTGGCTCTTCTGTACAAGTTATAAGCGGAAGTCTTAAGACCAAATTGAAGCTTGGAACTAATGAGACTAATGGCACAGGTGATGCAGTCAACAACTATTTTACTACGTACACTGAAATTCAAACTAAATTGAGCACAATAGTTGGTTTGACTGTTACAAATGACAGTACATACATTAAGTTGACATCTAGTGACAAGATTGAAATAATCTCGACGTCATTAGCAACAAGATTGGGATTCTTTGCTGATAATCTCGAGATAGATCCAGAAGTAGCTTTGGCTGATGTTGCATGCACTTCATTACAACGCACTTTAGATCCGTCTGATGGAATTCCACCATATACTTACATTCATGTGCCAATTCACATTCATGCACCGATTTCGTTTTCAGTTCTTTCTTTATCACCGGGTGTACTAAATACTAGTGCACTTTACACTATGCAAACTGGTGATGTCGTTCAAGTTTATAGCACAACGGCATTACCTACGCCGTTGTTACCTAGTACAGATTATTATGTAATCAAGCAAGTACTGCCGCCGTTTACGAGAATAGGATTAGCCAATACAATGCTTGATGCTTTTTGGGGCATTCAGATTGATTATCTTGATACTGGTTCAGGGTTTCACTCAATTCAGCCAAGTCTTTTGCCGTATGCTGTTAATCGTGGATATGAAAATAGAGGTGATATAACTGCTACTTATGATATAATAGATGATAGTCTGATTAACACTCGTAGACCGGTTGTTGTTACTAGAATTGCTAATGTCGCTACTAGACAAACTCAAATTTCTACTAGAGAATCTGAGATTATAGCAGCTTTGACTGTGCCATTGTATTTAGATCGCTGGAATGAGGTTAAGAAACGTTTGAATAAAAAGACAGGGCCTTACTTTAAAGTCGGTGAGAAAGAAAAGGGAATTGACAGATCTCAACAGCAGATTGTAGATAACAATGCTACTATAGCTGAGATTCAGGCTATGTTAATCTAGGAGATTAATATGAATTATCAATGGGAAAAGCGTGATAAGCTCGGTATGCAGACTAATATTGTTGAACCAATATTACAAGCACTCAAAACTGCTGTTGAAACACAAAAGACAGAACTTGAACGTAAATTAAATAATTTGAAACGACTTGGAGTGATATCTATGAGCAAAGAAGAGCTAAATAAGAGACTTGAGGAGATAAAATTCAAATCATGATCACACTGTCGTCACAATCTATTGACTTTGGCACATTGTCAAAATCACAGTCTAGTTCGAAACTAGTAACTGCGTTTAATGCTAGTAGTGTCGATGTTAATGTGACCGGTATTACTAGCACTAGTTTAGACTATTCTGCTGGACCGACTGTGTTCATTGTTCCAGCTCATGGATATTTTGACTTCGTGATCAAGTACATTGCGTCAATACCGTTGACAGCGACAGGTCAAATTGCTGTACAAAATAGTGCAGGACCTGATGTGCTAATTGATGTCACAGCAACTGTGCTAACGCCGACAGTTTCTATCAATACCGGCGCGATTAATTTTGATAAAGTTGGAGTTGATGACACTAAGACTGTTACAAAGACAATTCAAAATACATCTGTAGATGATGCAGTATTGACATTGACAATAGCATCAACTGATTCAAATTTTAGAGTCAGTGTAGCTAGTATAGAAATTCAAAGCGGCGATTCGTTTGATCTTGATGTAATATTTGCACCGGTTTCTGTCGGTGTATTTAGCGGTTCAGTAAATATAGTTGCGAATGATGCTATCGGTAATTACTCATTCAATGTTGACGGAGAAAGTCTTCAACCGACTTATATTGTCTCTACTACTTCTATTAATTTTGGATCAGTTGCAATAAATTCAACTGGTCAAATGTTTGTTGATTTAACTAACACAGATGCTGATGTTAATTTGCTTGTCAGTTCTGTAACTATTGCTGACTCAGATATTACTGTCGATGTTTCAGTTGTCAAATTATTACCAGGTCAGACGCAGACGTTTACTGTTTCCTTTGTGCCAACAACGCCTGCAATACTGTTAAATTCTTTGAGCATAATAACGAATGCTGGCAACATTAGCATCAACTATCAAGGTGTTGGTCTAGTCATACCCTTGATGACTTTGGACAAGTCATTAGTCGATTACGGCAAGTATCCATTAAATGATGATAGAATTATTCAACTGACTGTTGCAAGCACCGGTGTTGTTGATCTTAGTTTGACTGGTATAGTTTTTCCGACAGTCAGTGATACAACATTTTCTGTTACACCGGTTTTGCCGTTAATCATACCAAGAGGTGAATCACTGACGTTTGATTTGAAAGTAAATTCAATTACTAGCGTTGATTACACAGACGTCATAACAATTAATAGTGACGCAATTGGAAATCCTCATACTATAAGCTTGACAGGTTCTGCTAGATCACCTATCATACGTGTTAGCACTGATAAGTTAGATTTTGGAACACTGTCTGTTGGTGATACGCGTATTTTGTCATTTGATATATCTAATGACGGTGAAGTTGCATTGAATGCTTCTATAGCGAACACTGATCATTTTATTGTGTCTAGCAATAGCTTTGTAGTAGATGTAGCGCAAACCATAACAATAACTGTTGCATTTTCTCTTGACGCTCCCGGTGATGTAACTGAAAATTTAATAATTCTATCAAATGATGTAGCACATCCGTCTGTAACAGTTGTTGCAAGTGGTGGGGCTAATTTTGATCATGCTTTTAGAGTTATACCCGAGTCTGTTATTAGCAACTTCATATCTAAGAATATTGAAGAAGTGGTTCAATTGACTATCATTAACGTAAGTCTTTATGATGCTACAATTGATGATTTCATTGATAATAAATTGCCAGATGTAACAGCTTCTTATACAATTTTAATTGACACGCTGCCATTGACTCTTAGTCCAGGTGAAGCTCAAATTGTTAGTGTTAAAATACTAGCTAGTACAGTTGGCACTGTTGGTGGATATTTGAAGTTTAATACTCGTGTCGGTAGTACATTGCAGTTCAATACTTCAATAACTGTTGATTATTCAGGTGAAGTGTTTTCTCCAGCAATTCAATTATCATCTAGCAGCATAACTTTTGATGATACAGCAATTGGCTACACAACATATAAGCCGTTGATAATAGCAAATGATAGTAGCGAAGCAGACTTAATCGTTACATTGACTAGTAATAGCGACAAGTTCAATTTTAAGAGTTCAGCAGTGCAAAATCTTACGCCGACATTGTCAAATTCAAAATATATAGTGAGTACAGGTCAAGCTAATTTAGTTTTACAGTCTGTCACGCTAGTTGACAATATAACAGGTGATGTACTAGTTCAAGGTGATCCTTCTATTGCTGGGCAATTTTCAGTTAATACTATTACTGGTGCATTAACGTTAAATCAGGCTGACAAAGATAGACAGCTTAAGACGCAGTATGACTACAAATTATCGTCTGTTATTTTGCAAGTTAGCAAAAAGTCAAATGTGACTATTTTTGTGGGATTTTCACCTGACATTGTAGGTGCTATTTCTGGTACTTTGACTGTTAGTAGCAATGATGGCAGTAGTCCAGTATCGACAATTAACGTTCAAGGCAATGGTCTAGCTGCCGTCGCTCAGTTACAGCAAGTAAATGATTTAGTTAAATATGAGTCAAAAGTCGGTGATCCGTTAGGTCAAAAAGTTGTACTTAAAAATACAGGAACTGTTCAACTGTTTGTTAGTAGCGTTGACATCGTAGCACCATTCACAGTTGACGAGACTAAATTTGTTATTGACCCAAATGAAACTCATGAGCTTGACATAGTATTTATTGCAACTGACAATATTTTGGTTACTCAAGACATAGTTATTCATAGTAATGCTCCCGATTTAACAGTGTCGGTTGCTGGTCAGGGAGCATACCCACAAATATCAGTACCCGCAGTTTTAGATTTTGATGAATCAGGATTGAATGTAACGAAAGATTTGACACTGACTATAACTAACTTGGGTAGTGCAGATCTTGATGTACAAATATCAATAGATTCAGACATATTCACAATTTCGCCGTCTATAACTACTGTTAAAGCTCTTGAAACGTATGATATAGTAGTTTCATTTACACCAATTGATGAGGTTACATATACAGCTACACTAGATTTTGCATCAGACGATCCCGCGCAACCTCATGTTAGTGTGTCTGTTACTGGTAACGGGGTCAAGAAGCCTATAATTCAAGTGCCTAACAAAATAACGTTTGATGATACTAATGTTCGCGAAGTTGATCAACATACTTTGACGATACAAAATATTGGTACAGATCCGTTATCAATAACTAATGTTGCTGTTACTGTAAATCTTAATTCATTCTCAATAGATTTTGCTCCTGACATTGTAGCTCCGGGATCATCTAAAGACTATACGATTAAGTTTACGCCAAAGCAGGCAGGCACAATTAATGGTACTATTAATGTCACTAGCAATGACACAAGTCATCCTAATGTTAATGTCTTATTGAAGGGCAAAGCTATTCAGCCAAAAGGTGAATGGGAGTCTTTCAATTTACAAGACATGCTTCCAGATCCTGTGATTTCTCTTGCAGAAGGTGTTGATGCTGTCATTGGTCCGTTGAAGACAATGTTGAATCTAATTAAGCAAGTTTTGAACATTGTAAAAGTACTACTAATTGACACCAGTAATTTACTTAAGCCATTGCTTGAAATGGTTCAAAAGTCTATTGAAAATTTTGTAGAAGATTTGAAAGCTACAGGGCTTTATTTGCTACCGCTTTATCCAAGCACTGCATTTAATGATCCAAACGTTAAAGCTAAAACTGCATTTGGTAAGTATTTAGCAAGCATTGGTGGAGGTTCAGAGAAGTTTAAGCAGCGTATTGCTGATTCTTTTGATGATGTTTATGATAGTAAAAGACCTCAATTTCCAGACAGTTCTGATGTAGGTGCTATTGTAATTGCTGTTGATTCAGGTAATGCTGCTGATGTAGTTAAGGGTATAATGTCGTTGTCGCAGATATTTACTTCTTTAAAATGGAATCCTGAAGTAGAACCACCAAGTAATGTGACAGCTATAGCCGGTGACGGTCAAGTAGTAGTGCGATGGAACATGCCTGAAGCTGTTAGTTTCTCTGTAGGAGACATTGTTAACAATATCAAGATGCTGGATATATTGAGTGTGTTTGATGTGTATCGCAGTGAATATCAGTCAAGGATGGTGATTGCTACTGAACAACATCGTGACTCGAATAATCAAGTAATTTCAGATAAAGGTGATGTAATTGATCCAGTGACGTTTGCAAAAATCAATAAGATCGGCACTGTTAGTGAGATGCTAGGACCTTTAGTACAGAACATGCCGCTTGGATGGTCTGATCCTAATTCCACAGCTGTTAATAGTAATTCATACGTGTATCTTGATAAAGCTGTGACAAACGGCACGACATATTATTATGCTATACGATCAAAAATGGCTCCAAGTGCTAATGCAGCAGCTAGTCCGTTATCTGCTGAAACTAGTGCTGTTCCTCAAGGTACTGTAAATGAAGGATCATTTCTTGACAGATGTTCTTTTTTCACTTGCATAAGAAAGACACAAATTAATAGAGAGTTTGTTACTTTAGGCAGTCCAAAGGTTAAGATGATAGATCGTACTGGTATTATTCAACAAACTGATAGCAGATTTCAGTCTGATAAGATTACACCAAATGCTAACTATCAGCAGGTTAATGTGTTTACTATGACGCTATTAGCTTCAAATGTTGACATATCTTATCTGAAGGTTAGAAATACTACTGAAGCTGAACGAAGACTTAAGAAAAATAATCAAGATATTGACGTCAAACAGTTTGTTGACAACGGTCTTATAGATGCCTGGGACGATAATTCAGTTGCGGCTGAGGGACGGGATGTTTATTTTGACGCTCTTAATGCAACTAAGCTAGTTCCTGGTTGGGATTTATTAGTTTCGCCCACTGATAATAAAACAATACTCACAATTTCAGATATTTCTGATATTGGTTATACTCAGGGAGATATTGTAGTTATCGAATATTATGTTTATGAATATGAACCATTTTGCAGCAATACAATTTATAGTAGCAACTTTAATGAAAAAACTTGTGCTGTTGGCACTACTAATTGTCAAGGGCTTGATAAGAAAAAGCGTTGTATATTTCATGGCGGTACAGTTTGTTTGAACGCTGGTAATACGAAAGTTCCAGTCAATAGATGTATACCAAATAAGACTTTCTTTGATGTTGTAAGATGTCAAGATGGTACAATGGGTGGGCATGTACCGTTTTTCTATAAGCAATTTAGAAATGATTCTACTTATTGTGTTGCTACAACTGGAGTGTGTGCGGGATATACAGCGCTTGACGAAACATCAGTTGGAGCTTACCCTAATTGGAGTAGCATATCTGCTATTGCTCTTATTCAGCCATTAGAGCAATTTATTGATGATATGAACAAATGGGTTAATAAAGAGATTGATGGGATACAGAAGGGATCAGAATCAGTGACACAGTTTATTGATCTTTTGGGTCAGAAAATTGATGCTTTAGGCGCGTTTATTGACAAATTGCAGATGATAATTGATGTGTTCAACTCTATTTTCTCTTCAGATGTAGGATTTCACATATTGAAGATTGAAATTGATTCTGGCGGTGTAACTAGGATCAAAAATATCGTGCAAAGTGCAGAAGGCGGTCCAAATTCAGGATCTACGGGATACACAGCTGGTATAGTATTGTTAGCTGGCGGGTCGACAGCTAAGAAAGTTTGGCAATTTTTGCAGATGCTATTCTAATGTTGCTAGTGATAAAGTGTTTATCTGTGCTTAATACTGTGGAGGATTCAAATGTCTTTCGATTTTCTAGGGACGTTTTCTAAGCAAGATCTTGAAAATCTACGCACATATTTGCAGGGCGAATTGACAAAAGCTGATTCGCAAATGAATCACATGATGCTTGAAAGTAATAAACTTCAAAAAACCCTACAGATAATGCTTGCTGTTGCAGAAAAACGCGGTATAAAGTTTAAGACATTTGAACAGTCATTCTATAAACGAGTTCGATCTCAATATGATGATTCTGATTCTGCGACGTTAGTGCAGCTCACGAAACAACCTTATTATAGAAATCTTAAGTTTAGGGAACAATTTGAGTTCAGAATTAAGAAATTGCTTGACAAGATAGAACAACTGCAAGAGCAAATGCATCAGCTGAGAATGTCAAAATCTGAGTTTACAGCTAACATTGAAAAACTGAATTCTATGTTTGATGCGACTCATCCGTTCTTGACTGTTGAGAGTGAGGTTACAAGTGGCATTTGATACACAGCTTTTACAGTATTGCGATCATCGCGTGATTGAAGAAGATCACGTAGTTGATAGCAGTGACCGTAAAACTGTATATCTAGATCAGCCTGTCGCAAATTTTCAAAGTGTATCAGTAAGAGTTAACGGCACATTATGGGATAGAAATAATAAGATAGAAACATTATATGAAGATGATGTCACGTCGCAAGTCACTGGAACAAATAGTATTTTTGTTGCAAAAAACATACCGTTATATGACGGATCAAATAAAAAGCGACTTGCAACACAACTCACAGATGTCGTTGTTCAAGTTACAGTATCAGATGAAGATGCATCTGCACAATTTACTGGAGCTATAACTGATGTTTTGCTAGTTACGCAGCATAGACCCTTAATGTCTTTGTACAATATTTATGCTATTGAATTGACACATGAAGATGTTGAAGTAAAAGTTAATTCTGTTGTTGTTGACATTGTGTCTATAGAACCAGTGTTTGGCAAAATAATTCTAGAAAACGCTCCGCCACTGGCTGCTACTGTGACTGTGTCTTACACGTATAGAGCTAAGGTGCTAAGCATAAATGCAGATGACGGACGTGTAACTATAAAAGAAAAACCAAACGTTGGTCAGAATGTGTACATGTCATATTTTTATCTTAAAAACGATGGGTGGCAAGTCAGCACTAGTACTATAACACAAAGTTCTACAGTTGTCTTTGATCAACCAAAACAAACAAATCAAGCTGTTTCTATTGATGAAGATGTGTCAAGTCAGTTTGATGGTTTGAAAGATTATTGTCGAGCGAAATACTATCCATTTTTACCGCCTCGAGCAAACTTGAAGACACAACCAATTCAAACTCTAATTACTCAAGTTTTCGTGAAAGTAAATGGACAACAAGTAACTCCGACAAATCTAGATGCAGAAAATGGTTATATTTATCTAGGCTTTAATCCTGAGCCGACAGACACTGTGTTAATAACATACAACTATCGTAGTAATTTTGCAACCGACACGATATCAGTGGATTATCAAGTTGTCATTGGTAGATGTAGAAAGTGTAAACGTGTCGGACAGCTAAATGATTTTGGATATGACAAGCTGGGTTTGCTGACGACTGTTGTTAGAGAACAAAAGATGCTTCAAGATTTGTTGAAAATAGTTGCAGCAATTAAAGGATCAAATACAGCACATCCATGGTACGGCACTTCGCTAGTTTCATTCATTGGCACTGCTAGACCTTCTTCATATTATACTATGAAGTTCAAGGGCGAGATAATTAGCGCTGGTGAAAATATGAAAGATTTGCAAAGGCAGCAAACTCAATATCAGCAAGTAGATGATGAAGAATTTTTCAGTTTTTTAGACAACATTGATGTACAACAAAGTGATGTTGATCCAGATTTTTATGAGATTAATGCCACTGTTATTTCACAGGCTGCAACATCTATATCATTGACAACATCGTTGAAATTTAATGGCCCATTGTTTGTAACTAATCCGATGATTTGAGAGGGATTATGGTACCTTCACAACCAACTGGAATATCAACTGAAGCTTCTGGTAACAAAATCACTGTTCGCTGGATTAAGAATTCAGAGCCTGATGTACGCGGTTATAATATCTATAATTCGACTACATCTGGCGGCGGATTGAGTGGCTATGTTAAGTTGAATAACGAACTGATTACTGATTATGAAAAACTGCAGCAGATATTATCTAATCCTCAGACAACTACACAAATAGTTGGTGGTCAAAAGATAACTACTGTAACTGAAGATGTTAGTCTTGTGTATGTGTTTGCTTACATACATTCAGACTTACTAGATACAAGCACTCAATATTATGTTGTGACAGCTGTAAATAATTCAGATGAAGAAAGTCAGTATTCGATTGAAGTACATGATGTGCCCTTGATTCTGTCTACAAGTATTGTTGAATTTGCAATTAGATCGTCTAGTGATGTTGCTAGATCAATGATCAGCACGATTCTTGATAGACAACCGAATGTTGATATTAAACCCGGTACAATGACTAGGGACTTACACATTGATCCGCATGCGTCTGAGCTTGGTTATTTCTATATTTATGCAGATTTTCTTAGCAAGTCTCAGTCATTTATTACATTACTACAAATTGATGACCCTGATGACACTGGTGAGTCTATAGCAGTTGCTAATTCAAATTACAAACAATCATTGAAACTTGCGACACAAGCTACAACTGATCAGCAAGTACAAGATTTAATTGATCTTGCTTTTGACAAGTTAGCAAATAATTTTGGTACATTTAGACAAGGAGCGACACAGTCAATTGGAGAAGTAATTTTTTATACGACTGTGAAGCCCACAGAGACAATTACAATTCCGAGCGGCACTATTGCTTCAACTACTGCTACATCAACTCAGGCTGCAATCAATTTTAGAACAACTGAAGAAGTTAAGATGTTGATAGCTTCAATTGATCTCTATTACAACAGTGCTGCACAGCGATATGAAGTCACAGCTCCAATAGCATCAGTTGACACTGGTTTGAAAACTGTTGTCAATGTCAACACTATTGTGAATTCAACATTTACTCAATTGAGAGTTACTAACGCTGTGCCGACTGAAGGTGGGCGTGATATAGAAAGTAATGAAAGCTTAGCAGATCGTGCAATGCTTGCTTTTACTAGTGTTGATGTTGGCACAAAAGATGGTTATTTGAAAACTGCAATTGACACACAGTTTGTTGAAGATGTGCTTGTGATTGATGCTGGTCATGAACTGATGCAAAGAGATTTTGATCCAGTTAGACGACGACATTTATTTGGTAAAGTTGATATATATCTTAAGGGTGACATTGAAGTATCACATACTGATTCATTTGGGTTCTTATACAATGGTTTGTATAGAGAAACAGAATCAGTTTTGGATGCTGTTGATATGAGAATTGGTATACTAAATCTTGATGTATCTAGCACGTATCCAGTTTATTTAATTCAAGAAGTGATTAACATAACACGAGTAGCAGCTTATGATCTTACTGGAAACTATACAGTATACAAGAACGCAGTTGAAATGTCAAAGTCAACTTATTCTCTGGTACTGCTTGATGGTTCAATGGAGTTTGACACTGCGCTTTCAACTGGAGACAGTATAACTGCAGATTATCAATACAAAGTTGCTATTACAGGTGAAGTTGTTCTAGCTTCTGCCGCTGGTGGAGAAACATTTGTTGTATTAGATGCTCCGTCAGTATTACTAAAGCCGGTATCAATATTCTCTGACAGAATTTACTTGATTCGTTCAAATTCATTTTCAATAGATCCAGGTACAGACATATTGACGGTATTTCCACAACACGTTTATAAAACTGGTGATGTTGTCAGAGTTTCAGCAACGGGAGGAATGCCGTCACCGTTAATTATAGACACTGATTATTATGTCATTTGGATTTCAAATACGCAAATCAAATTAGCGACAACTTTAGACAAAGCTTTATCGGGAACAACCATTGATATAATTTCTTCAGGCATTGGTGTTTTGACGATTAGGCCGTCAACGAGTATTACACTTTTGCGTGATACAGACTACACAATTAATTTGACAACAGGACAAGTTAGTTTCAACTTTGCAAAATTTCCTGCTGGTTTACTTGCAGGAGATGCTATAACAGCAGATTATGATTATGTTGAGACAGTCACGGGTGAAGTTGTAGTTGCTAGTGCAGCCGGCGGAGAGACAACTGCAAGTCTAGTTAATGGCAGAGTGATTGAAGCGTTAATGATTGAATCAAACGGCACTGTTATTAATTTGAACCAAGCAAATGCTATTAATAGTTCTATTGGTATGGCAATGTCAGATATCGTGCGTGTTTCGTATAGGTATAGAAAAGCTTCAGAGATTGTATTGTTAAGTCAACCGGTTGAAAGTATCATATCAATAGTGACTAGTTTAGGCGCAACTCTTATTGAGGGCACTCATTATCAGTTTGATAAAGTAGACGACTTACTATTAGAAGGTAACTCTGTCAATTCAGTTCGTGGTATAACTCTTATGTATGATTCGATCACTGGGCTACCTTCTGGTTCATTGTCAACAAATGAAGATTCTGTCAGCTTGCCGGGATTAGAATATAAGAAACTGACTCAAAGAGGTATTGATAAGAACACTGTTGTTGTTCAGAATTTGACGAGAACAATTACATACGTGTTGAATGTAGATTATGAGTTGCAAGATGCAGTCAATGCGTTTGATTATTTGTCAATAGCAAGATCACCTGCTTCATCTATTAGCGATGGTCAGACTGTTCTTGTGGCTTATAGTTATGGTGAATTGATGACAGTTACATACGGAGTGAATTCTTTGATCAAAACTGTACAAGATAAAGTTAACATTAAACGAAATTTGACAGCTGATGTACTGGTTAAAGGTGCTAATCAAATTGATGTTGATGTTGAATTTACTGTTAAACTAAAGAGCGGAGCTATTAGTCCTGTAGTTATTGATGAAGTTTCAACTAATTTGTACTCACTATTTAACCAGAAGAAGTTGGGTCAAAGAGTTAATCAGAGCGACGTGATAAGAATTATTGATGAAAATAGCGGCGTTGACTATGTTATATTGCCCATGACTAGGATGGCAGTTTCTGATGGAACGCACATTGCTTATGAGGCACTACCGTCTAACACATTGTGGAGTGTTTATCAAGTCGGTGTTGTTACATCTTATAAGACAATTGCAAACACATTAGTGTATAATACTGCTGGTAGTGATAGTGATTCTACTAGATTTTGGCGCGTAAGTGAAGATGATATGGATTTACAACTAGTAAGTAGTATAAATGATGTAGACGGTGCTGCCGGTAGAGCGTTTATAGCGAGCGACGGCTCAGTATATGTTTCAACTATTGACAGTGATGATCCGTCAAGTCATAAGATCACTGTTGCTTATAATGTATCAGGAGAGACTGGAACAAATGATATTGTTGCGACAGATCTTGATTATATGAATCTTAAATCATTGATTATTCACACAATTTCATAAGGATTGACCCTTGCCGCTGCCTCCAGTAACTCAGAGCAATATATCGACTTCTTGGTCGGCTAATTTCTTTACTGTTATACTTACGACCAATGAGCCTTGTGATACGTATTATACTATAGATGGCTCTAGTCCAATCAGTTCTCCGACTAGAAATCTCTATACTGAGCCATTTACTATTAGTGAAGAGGGCGTCTTTACTGTTAAGTTCTATTCAATTAGTCAGTCAACACTTATATCAAATCTTGTTCAGTCACAGCAAGTCAAGATAGACAATACTGCACCAGTTACTACTATTACGCCAGCATATCTACCTGATGGCAGTAATGGGTGGTACATTACATTAACTACTGTTACATTGTCAGCTACTGACGGCACGTCGGGTGTTAACAATATAAAGTATGCTTGGGATGGTGCAGCATTTGTGACATACACTGGTATGCCTCTACCGGTTCCGGGACAAGGCATTCACTATTTGCAAGTGTATGCTACTGACAATGCTAGTAATAGAGAAGATACGCAGACAAAAGTTTTCAAGTTTGATGACACTGCACCAACAACTTCTATACAAGTTCCGCAGAGTGTGAGTCATATTCCTGTTACAGTGTCATTTGTACCGACAGACAATGCTTCAGGTTATGATACAACGTATTATACAACTGATGGGTCAATTCCGACTCTAAATTCAGATCATGGTTCGTCTATTAAGCTAGAAAATGCAGGACTTTACACTGTAAAGTACTTTTCAATTGATGCTGCGGGTAATATTGAATCTGTAAAAACTTCTGATCAATTTAGGCTTGAATTTGATACAACAGCTGTTCAATTGCTTATAGCTGAGAGTTTTCCAATTAATGGTAAGAATGGCTGGTATCGTTCTTCTCCGTTTATTAGTTTGTTGTCAACTAAGCCAGACTTGACAGCATCATTGCAGTATAAAGTAGCACCGACTGACATACCTACGACTGCTACTTACACGAGTACAGTTGCTATAACTGGTGAAATTGATTTATCAAATGGTTCTTTCATAGCACTTAATATTGATCAGTCAACTACGCCATTAGTGATAAGCATTCGCGGTGTTGATGCTACTAAGACTACGATTACTGACATTATTGAAAGAATTAATGCAACTTATAACGGTGATGTGCCCATAGCTAAAGAAACAGGTGCTGATGGTCTTGCCGGTGTAGGTTATGTTACATTAACATCTCCAACTGCCGGCACGGGTTCTCCAACATCAGAAATTAAGTTTGTAAGTCCAGGAACATTTGATGCTACACAAACTGTTTTTGGTCTTGATCCTGATTTTTATCCCTACATTTATACAGAAACGTATTTGTATCAATCATACACTGCGCCGTTTTTGCTACCAGGTAGCGGTGTATGGAATGTTGCTGCTACGTTAACTACTACAACTGGCGAGCAAGCAACTGCTAACAAGAACTACAATATAGATTCAGTTGCTCCTGTGACAATTGTTAGTGTAACCCCGGGACCCAATCCTGGAGGATTTTACACTACATCGCCTGACATAACATTTAGTGCAACTGATAATGTGTCTGGTGTTGAGAGGACTGTATATCAGTTTGACAATGGTCCGGTGTTTGAATATCATGCAGGCGACGGTCCTGTACATTTGCCATTAGAGTCAAAGTTAATTACGCTTCGTTGTTTTTCAGTTGATGTTGCAGGTAATTCTGAGTCTGTACATGAACAGACTTTTAATTATGATTTTGTTGCACCGACAACAATACTGGATGTTAATGCTGTAAATCTAGATTCACAGAATATACTTGACATTCTGTTTACACCAGCGCAAATTGTTCAATTCAATCCGTATTTGCATACATTTGATTTTTCGCCGATATTGCCGTACAGTGTGTCTTATTTTGCTGGTTGGACAAATGATCTTGCGTCTAGAATATATGATAGTACGACTCCAGTGTCGTTTGTTGCTGACACAGTCAGTGATGTTTTAACGTATTTACCTGTATACATGTTGCAGACAGATGATGTTCTTACAGTGTCTAGTACTGGAACATTGCCGGCGCCATTAGTTGCAGGTACTAATTATTATGCAATTCAGATATCTGATACAGAAATAAAGCTGTCATTGACTTCAGGCGGTTTGCCAATTGACATTACGACAGCCGGTTCTGGTTCAATGACACTAATGCCAGTGTCACCGACGATAGTAGTCTATGATCCTCTTAGACTTTATCTGTTACCAGTTGATGATCGAGAGTATCAAATAACGAATGAAACTGTTGTCGGTAAGAACGTAGTCGAAAGGCAGCTAACTGTTGCTCATGATTTTTTGAAACATGTTATTAGGATCTATAATCAGACAACACTTCAAGCATTGTCGTTCAGATATTTCTCTAGTGATAAGATTTATACTGTAGAATCATTTGCATTGACTGATGTTATTGTTGTTGATTATGTATATACAAAAATCACAAATACGTATTATACAACTGACGGTTCAACACCGACAACATCGTCTGCATCAGGTCATGTTATTGACTTGTTAGGATTACCAAGTGACCCCGGACCGTATCACTTAAAATGGTTTTCAATAGATGAAGCTGGTAATGTTGAATCAGTAAAATCGTTACCAGTTGCTATCGTTGTAATAAATAGAGCACCTGTTGTCAATCTTAGTCTTGTAAAAAGTACAAGTCTTGTTACACTTTACAATCCTAATGGAACTAATGGCTGGTACAAACGTGATTTGATTGATCCAACGTTACTTCCTGTTGTCAAAATAGAGTTTTCAAGCCCTGCAGTTCCTATCTATAATGAGAATTCTACTGTTCTTTCTATTGGCGCTGGTCCGCCGTACGATGTTAATTTTCAAGTCTTAAAAATAATTGATCCTGCTATTGAAGAGATATCTAGTGTTACTAGAGTTAGGAATGTTACAAAAAGTGAAACATACACAATTTTGATTTATGGCGGCAATCAAATAACAGCTCAAGCACTTATATTGCCGACATTAGGTGATGTTTTTGAAATAGATTATGAGTTTCAAACAATACTTGCTACTAGTTTGAACAGTCGCGTTTTGAAGATTGGTAATCCTTTAAGTCCTGATGTTGCAATTGATTTCTCGCTTTTGCCTAGTCCGTATTATTATGCTCTACCTAGTGGTTACAATGTTCAAGGCGATGAAAGAATAACAATAACAATTAATGATTTACGAGGTGCTCAAACTGTTGTTGACTACATAACACAGATATCTAGTGATTCAATTAAACTAGATACGCTTGATCCTTCTTCTACT